CATTGGTTCCAAAAATGCTTTACTGAATTGTAGGTCATAATCAATGTATTTGTCTAGTCCAAATTCCTTTGGGAATTCTTGAATATAAGAAATAACATTCTCACGAATTGGATTTGGAAGTTTCAAATAACAAAATTTAATCTTCTCACCATTTTGAATTTTTGCATACTTCTTATCTAACTTCTTTTCTTTAATTAGATGATTATAAAGAATTGCTCCTCTTGCGTGAATAGGAGTTCCCTTACAATAAAGAGTTGATGAAGATTTATGCTTATCTACGTCATTGATTGAACGTGGAAATGAGATTTCTTCTGGGGGAAGTTGATTGAATGCTTTACGAAAGTTATCTATAAAAGCAATCATTTCATCTTCTGTTTTAGTCATCACAATTTTAAGAGCATCCTTAATCTTTTGACGACAAGGAGCAGGAGTAGAAGATTTGACTGCTTCTAATCCCATAATCTTTAATTTAGGTTCATCATAACGAACACCCTCACTATCCCAAACGTTCAAGATATAACGTTTTTTAGCAGTCCAGATTCCACGGTCGGCAATATTCTCCCGTTTCATCTGCATCTTCTGGTCGTATGCGTTTACATAGTCCGCCAGTTCTTGGTAAGAACTCTCAATATATTTTTCAAATTCCACTTCGCAGACCTTATCAAGGAACCCAACAATTTCTTCAGTAGTTTTTTCTCTTCCTTTGTATACAGTCTCGACAAAAGGACCCATATTAAGGTAAATAGAATCAGTATCAGAAGCAATAACATAATCAACATCATTTGTTTTAAGAATTTTGTTTAGGTATGAATTCATTTTACGTTCAATCCAACGAATGGAAACTTGCCCAGACATTGTAATTGCTTCAGCATTTGCTAGTTTATAATACCTAAAATATTGATTTCCAATGGCACCATACAAACTATTAATTTGTATCTTTCTAGCCATTTGGTTATTTGTATATTTTGATATATTTTTTATGCAATTTTGACGAAGTTTTTTCAACTCATCTGATGATATTTTAGAATAATCAATTTCCATAATATTTTTCCAAAGGAATACTTCTCCACATCAAAACTCTTGTTATATTTGAATTTTTTGCTCCATCTTTTCTGTAAAGATTTTGATTAGAAATCCAAATATTAAATTCTTTTTCACTCATAGAAATAAATTTTAATTTTGTATTTTTTCTAGTTTCTGATATTTTTTTTGATTTTTCTGGAGGACAAGGTAAAGATTTTCTATTTTTGGGATACTCTATCTTCATTCCAATTTTTTTTTGTCTCATTTTTTCTATTCCATTTTTAATGACCTCATCATTAGCACCAAAATATTTTTTTCCCGACATATCATTTCTTTTTTTACCTGTCCTAATTTTAGACAAACATTTTCTGGCAATTTCATATTGTCTAGATGTATATGTTCTTTCTTGCAAATCATTTGAAACACACATCATAGCAAATGCAGACCCCATATTAAATGTTTTTCTATTTCTAATACCATATCTTTTCAAACATATTTTATAAAGTAACCAATGTGCTAAAAAATGTTCTCTTGCAGTCAAATAGACAATTCTATCATTTTTGCCATATATTGATATTGGAAAAATATGATGCCCCTCAAGATAAAGACCATCATAATTTTTTTTCCAATTTCGATTTTCTGTGAATTTGACTAATTTGCAATATATTTTTAAATAATTCATATTAGACTTCAATACACTTTATTATTTATATTATAAAGTATTTAAGTCAATACCACGTTTTTTTAACTCATTTTCAATTTCTTCTAATTTTGATTTTTCTTTCAACATTTCCTTTTTGAAAAATTGTCGATCATTAAATATATTCTCAACAAGTTCTGGAAATATCCCTCTTTTGGTTGTATCATACATACAACCATTAGCAGAAACACATTTACCTTCAATATTTTCTATAACAATTTCCTTGTTGAGTAATTTATCAACAGTTATTCCTGGATATTTTTCATCTAAAAGAGTTTCTGGAGAAATATTATATTGCATAATAAGAGAAGGATATAGAGATGTTAAATCAAAACTCACAATCCAATCATACTTTCCTGGAATCGGTTCCTTAACATATGCCCCCGCAAATTTATCACTCTTTTCTGAACGGTCCTTAGGAGGAATAACAATATTTCTTTTCTTTAAGTAATTATAAATGATTGCGTCCCAAGTTCTTACCTGAAAGAATACATCATTAAAGTTTACCTTAGCATCATAAGCCATCGTAAAACATAGTTCGATAAGTTTCATCTTATCTTCTAATTGGTCTACAAGTTCTACGTCCCGAATATTATAATCAATAAACTTCTGCCAGTCTTTTGTATAAAAATCTTTAAAAGTTTCAAATTCAGAGTGGTCCAATTTTTTTTGACCTAGTTCCACATTTGCAATATGGTCTAGACGATAAGATTCCTGTGCCTTATAAGTAAATTTCTTATAAAGGTCGAGATAATCAATCACAGAAACACCAGCAACTTCATAAGAGATTTGTTCTCTCCCTTTAATTACAAGTTCTTTTCTGCGAATATTTCCCCAAGGAGAAAGACGACGTGCTTCCTTTTCACCGAGAATTCTATCAATTCTTCCAGCAATATAAGGAATATCATATAACTCACAGTTCCAACCTGTAATTACATCTGGTGTTTCCTTTTCCCAAAATGCAAGAAAGTGCTGAATCAAATCAATCTCATCTCTACATTCAACATACACAACATCCTTACGAGTATTAATATAAGGACGAGAAGCAAAACAAATGATATGCTTTGTTGCGTAGTTTTGTAATGTGATTGCTAGAAGTTCTTCAGCACAATCAAATACATTTGGGAATCCATTCTCCGATGCAACCTCAATGTCGATTGTTACAAGACGAATCTTTTTAATATCAAACTTAATTTCATCTTCTGGATATGTTTGAGAAATATATTGTGCTTTGTAGTTATCATTACCATAAACAGTAAATCCTTCTACATTTTCATATTTCTTCAAAAACTCCTTACAATCAGAAATCTTTCCAGGTTGAATTGGTTCAACACTCAACCCATCAAGAGTTTTATACTTACTTTGTTTTTTTGAAGTCACATAAAGAGTTGGTTGAAACTCTTCCTCTGACTGAAAATACCTACCGTCTTCATAACCACGAACCAAAATTTTATTAAATTTTTCATAGACGTTGGTATAAAATCTCATTTTGTAAGTTTCAAGTATTCATTAAGTAGTTCTTTTGTTGGTTCAACAAGAGTTAAAATCTTGTCCGAACTCATCATAATTTCTTCGTCATTTGTAATTCCTTTTAACCAAGGAGAAAGACTTCCATCATCAGAAATCAAATATGGTTTTACTAATCTACAATTTGGTTCACCAAAATCAACTAATACTTCTTGAATTTCAGTGATTAAATTCAACTGATTCATTAAGATTAGAACTTGAACTATCGGGTCCGACATCATCGGTTCTTCTGATGGTTCCCCCATCATTTGGTCCATCGACATTGTGATTTCCTCTTCCATTCATTCTCTCCTCATAAGATTGTTTTAGTTTTGCGGCTGGTTCTACAATTGTAACCACCCAATCTGGATTGATTGCAATATCAGTATCATCAGACAAAGGCATCCAAGGATATACTGAAATATTATATGCTCTATTTTCTGGTTGCTCCGAATCTTCCATCAAAACTTGTGGTTGAGTTAGTTTAACCACATAAGGGTCAGAAAAAATATAAGAGACAAGTTTATTTGTTTCTTCAGAAATTGCTTCTCTAATATCTGCAATTACATCTTCACCAGATTTTAATAATGCGAGTTTTACAGTCATTTTATTCCCATACCTGTTGTAATTTTACCAAAAAAATGGGGGAGTGTCAAACTGGTTTTTGCCAGTTGCTCCCCTGCGGCAACAATATTCAATTGTATTTATAACCCACCACTATCACCACTTGCTCCACCAGAACCAGTATCAGTTCCCTTAGAACACACTTTCTTCTTTATTCTTTTATAGAAGACAGTATTTCCATAACATTTTTCTTTTGGGTGATATGGTTTAGTTCCAAAGTCACCCTTCACTTCCTGAAGTATCTCCATAAACTCCTGAAACGATTTCATATACTTTCTTCTTCTGATGTTCTGGAATAACTCTATTTAGTTTGACGGTAAGCAATCCATCAACATAAGAAACATCACCAACAACCACATCATCAGATAAAGTCCAGGTGCGAGTAAATGCTCTTTTTGCTAATCCCTGATGTAGATACTCATCACAAGTATCACCAGTTTTCTTTGCTTCTACAAAGAGTTTATTCCATTCCGTAGTAACTTCAATATCTTTTCGTTTGTATCCAGCAAGTGCGATTTCCAATCTAAAATCAACACTACTTTCTTTAACTAGATTGTATGGTGGATAGTTAGTATGCGTCTCAAACGCAGTATCAAACCTTTTAAACCATTCATCCATTCCAATACTATTTTTTTGAATTTCTAATAGATACTTAGCAGTTTCTGGTACTGAGTAAGTAATCGAACTTGTTCCGAACATAATAGACCTCCTTAAAGCGTCTGTAAGTGAATAATGTCCCCGAAGGCAACATCATTAGTATATATCAAAGAATACAAAAAAGGGGAGTGTTGAACTCCCCACTTTCTTATTCGGTTTCCTCTTCTGTCCTTTTCTTTTTAGCACCAATATTATACTTGGTCTCCAAAATCCAATCTGCTTTGTCCTTATAAGCAAGAACTTTGATTTGATTTAATGGAGCAATATCAGTAATACCTTCTGGTTTGACGATTGTAACCAATCCCCAATCAGCAAGAAGTTGAATAATGCGATTACGACGTTGTACGTCATTCACAGTTAGATTTGCGTGTTTGCCGTCAAGAGCAAACAGTTCCTTAAAATGTACGAGATAATACTTACCTTGCTTGTGAAGAATATGGCAAGATTGATAAATCTTTTTTTCTTTGCGTGAGGCAACACCAATACGAGTGAGTGTTTCACGAACCTTCAAAAAATCGTCAGGTTCATTCAAAATCACTTCAACCATTTGGTCTTGCGCCCAAATCACAATAGGTTCATTTACAACACTCATTTTGTTCCTCCAGTTTCAAGTTTTGATTTTATAAAATCGAGTTGTTCTTTCGTAAGAATTTTCAAAGCTTGCTTTGCTTTCTCATTACTATAACCATAGTAAGATTTAACTACTTCAAGGTCTTTGATTTTTTCTTGTTTTAACCAAGGAGAGAATCTCTTCTTTTTCCTGATTATATTTATAAAAAAATCATATTGAAGTTTTTTATCTAATGAGGAATACTTATTCATCTCATTTGCGTACATCAAACAATCAATATGACCTGACAAACATCTGTTAATAATATAAGGAGCATACTCCTTTATGGAGGAAGGGTCTTCGTCCATAATATTCTTTTTATTTTGATTGATTGAGTTCAACCAATCTTTCAATTCAATTTTCATTCGTATAAGTTGCTGGATGAAAATTACAATACTCATTAAACACAATCTTACATTCCTTATGTGTAAGATTACAATACTGTGCTGCCTTTGGAAGATTCCATTTAGCAGCAAAAAGCATCTCCATTGCTTCTCTGGTTTCAGGTCTCATTTGAAAGTACACTCACACATAATTTCTGTCAATGCTGCTAAGAGGTTAATTTCTTGGTCAGCCACAAAACAAATTTGGTATTGGTACTTAGCAACAATAAGAACGGCAGCAGGGATAGTTTGGGGTGAAAGACAATCATAGCAGGCGTCATACACCCTGCGAAGAACGACACCAGGGTCGTTATCCAAGTTGGAGACCACCCACTTTCGGACTTCAGAAAAGTTTTTACTTTTGAGATGAGTAATAAGGTCATTTACAGCAACATCAGAAAAAGAAGCAAGAATACCACTATCTATTTCACCACCAACAGAGTACCTTTGGCACTCATTAAGAACTCTCCTCCAATCAGGGAAATGTGAATTTATCAGTTGGGCAAGTACTTTCGGATCATATTTGATGCTCTCTTCATCCAAGATGTTTTGTAAACGCTTGAAGAAGGATCCTGCCAACTGGGCTTTTTCTCTTCCTTTGATACTGAACTCGACCACAGCACATCGGGAGTGGAGAGGTTCGATGATTTTGTTTTTGTAGTTACAGGTGAAGATGAACCGACAGTTGTTATAAAACGTCTCAATATTAGCCCGTAGAAGGAGTTGTACGTCGTTCCCTGTGTTATCTGCCTCATCGATGATGATAACTTTGTGTTTACCAGTTCCTTGAAGTGAGACGGTCGAAGCAAAGTTCTTTGCTTGGTTCCGTACCGTGTCCAAAAATCGTCCTTCATCAGATCCGTTGATGACATAAAAATCTACTCCTAATTCATTACATAATGCTTTTGCTACTGTAGTCTTACCAACACCAGGAGGACCAGCAAGAAGCAAATTTGGAATTTCACCCTTATTTAGAAAATCATTAAAAGTCTTTTTGATATTATCAGGAAGAATACAATCTTCAATTGTCTTTGGGCGCCATTTTTCCACCCACAAAAAATCTTCACGCATAATTATAAATCCAATCAGGTTTTTTCAATTCAGAAGTAGGGACAATTTCCCACCATTCATTCCCATCAAAAATATACAACTTATATGTATTCTTATCAAGGAAAATATCACCTTTTTGATAGTTCATATCCAATCAGGTTTACGCTGGGGAATACGGAGATAGTTATCCGCAACCCAAGGTTTAGACGCAACATACTTTTGGTATGCTGTTGGAGTATCAATACTTTCATCAAGTTTGAACTCATCAGGCATAGCACGAGTAAAAGATTTTACATTCTTATAAATCTCAAGACTTTCTTGCAAGTTATCCAGAAAGATAACTTCTGCTGCTTGAAGACTATCAAAGCAAGAATGAACTTTACCATAACGATGCCGATACTCATTACAAAGAGCATACCCGTGCCGAATTAACCAGGCAAGGTTTTGATAATTCTCTGCTGCCCAAACAGTACAAGGATGATTTCGGAATGCTCCTTTTTCAGTACTATAGGGGGTTCCATCCTTTTTGGGAATAGTTCCCCAATTATAGTACCATTTAGACAAAATAATAGAGAGCATTTGGCAAGTTTCCAGAGGCATTTTGACAATATGCTTATCTGGGAGTGACACAGCAGAAAGCACAGGGCACTCATCAGTCACAAAAATATTCATA